CATGCCGGCCTTAAACGCCTCGTATTCACGGGCGTACTGCCTGCGGTGCTCGTCCTTCACCACGGCCTCGATCACGGATTTGGTGTCGCCGGGCGTGATGATGCGGATCATCTCCTTGTCGTCGTAGACTGGATGCCCCTCCTGCTCCGACCTGAAGTTGTTGATCATCTTATCGAGGTAAAAGGTAACCAGCGCCCGGTGTGGGCGTTGTTCCGCGCTGAAGTTGAAACCTGTCAGACCGTCAAGCATTTAAAGGCCCCGTCGTTCTTGTGTTTGTTCACGAGAGTATAGCCGATTTGCTCCAGAAAGTCCGTGACTTCCCGGTCCTCATAACCGTAAATGCGGCCGAGTTGCTTTTGCTCGACCACGATAACCGGCTTGCACTTCTTGATGGTGTCAGCTGCGCCCCTCAAGGCCTGGAGCTCGAACCCTTCCACGTCCAGCCAGATCGCGTCCGGCTTGAGTTTGAAGCTATCGATAGAGAGGATCGGAGCCCCCTCCCCGTCGTTTGAAACCCCGATCCGGTGAGCGCCGCAGTTGTCGCGCTCGACCTCGATCACTTTGCACTTGCCGAGCCCCTCGCCGAACGCGGCCTTGCGAGCATCCACCCGGCGAAGGCTGTCCCGAGCGGCGAGATTGGCCTTCAGGCAGGCGAAGTTGGTGTCATCAGGCTCGACAGTGAGCACCTTCTGGAAGTGGTCGGCGAGGATAATGGGGTACATCCCGACGTTGCCACCGGCCTGGATCACGCAAGAGCGTCCCTTCACCAGCGACAGGAACCACGCGATGTCTTCCTCCGCGTCGCGAGAGATGATGCGTGAACCCCGGGTGTCGGTGTCAGGCCACCAGTAGCCGGCGAGCTGGTTCATGCGGCCACACGCGCTTCCTGGCGCAGTATGGCGGCCATATCGGGGATCAACCCGCGACCATGGACCCAGATTTGCATCCCGTGCTTGGTGAGGTCGGCGTAGGTCCCGTTGAACTCGTTCGCCTGGCGGGCCTGCCATTTGGCGCACCTGTAGCGCTTGCCGTTCATGGCGACTTCGAGGGTTTCCTCGCCGTCGTTCAGGGCCTGGGGATAGGCGTGGTGCTTGTCGCCCTCATAGGAGCCGTCCATGCCGTAGATGTGGAGCTTTCGGTATCCACTGAAGAAGCCCAGCCACATGGCCCGAAGGCCCACGGTCCCGCCGCCAGGCACCTGGAGGAGGACGCGCATCTTGTTCTCGTCCTCGAAGGGCTTGGCCAGTTCCTCCAGGCGTTCCCCGTCCCCAATCCCATTGTGCCAGAGGATCACGTCGCGGTCGGAGAGGGCGTCGAAGATGGTCGGATCGCACTGGCTGGCGAGGAAGAAGCGAACGGGGTTGCAGGCGTCCACGCCCTGGATGAATTCGACGTTCTCCGGCCGGGCGTCGAGCATCAGGTGAGCGTCTGGAACGATGTTGTTCTCCAGCATCACCTTCAGGGTGTTGTTGACGGTGACGATCTTGGCCCCGCGGCGCTTGTGCCAGCGAATGTCGTTGATGGAGTCGTTCAGGGACGGGCCGCCGCAGACCAGGACCATCGTCTCCTTGTTCGGCGGAGCCCCCGCGAACCAGGGAAGGTCCCTCCGGACGTTGGCCTCGATGTTGGCCCAGATCACTTCACTGGAGACGTTGGCCCCGCCCATCTTGGGAAGGGAGGTGAAGCCGCCAACCTTCCAGACGTTCTCGACCCACCCGGTCGCTTCTGCGGGTTTTGGGTTCCCGTGGAAAATCACCGCCTTGCAGTCGCTCGGCGGCCATGTGGTGGCGCTCTTGCGGTAGGAGACGAACCAGGGCGCCGGAAACTCATTCCAGGGGTTTCCGGCGTTTCTGGCGGCGTAGGTGATCCAGTCCTGATCGCCCCCATAGACCTCCGTAGTGGCCGGGTCGAACTCGTCCCAGACCTCGCGGTGCTCGCCGTGGTCCCACACCATCACTGAGGAGTTGTAGGCGTCGTAGAACCAGTCCTTGACGATGCCCTTGGTCTCGACCAAGTCCTCAAGGCGGCCGGTGATCGCCACGTCGAGGTCGAAATAGACGACCCGCTCGCCCTCGCCGAACGGCATGTCAGGCGAGAACAGCGATACTTTTGCCCACCAACCCTTGAGCGTTGGATCGGCGGCGATGATCTGCACGGGTTCGGGCACGTCTTCCGGTCGATCGGTGACGCACCACAGCTTTATCTCACCCTCGTATTGGGTGAGGTTGCGCAGGAGCATGTCGAACAGGGTTTCGACGTACTCCGGGCCGTACTTGTCTCCGACGCGGACGCAAACGAGGTTGAGCATCACAGGGCGCTCAGCAGCTCCGCGAGGTGATCCACCAGCGTTTCGGTGCGCTGACGGTTGAACCGCGCCATGTCGATAATGTTGGTGGGCGGCTTGGCGTCGCCCACAGCCTCCGGGCGGGGGCCTCGGAGCCGAGCGGCGATGTCCAAGATCAATGAATGCGCCCGCGCTAGCGCTTCCCCCGTGACCGCCAGATCGCTTGAAATCGGCTGCGGCGGAGCAGTGGCCACGTTGCTGATGCCCGTATTTGCGACGGCTTGATGTGCCCAAAACGCTGCGTTGGATTGGTTGAGGCTGTTGTTGGTGAGATCGCTCATGGTCGTCTTCCTTCGTGCTAAGCTGCCATTCGCAGCAGATGGGGGATTGCGGCGTTCACCCGCTCCAGGAACGCCACCTCGCGCTCAGTGGGCGGCCTGGAGCCCTTGTCGTTGTTGCAGCGGGCGTGGGCGACGGTGATGTTGCCCCAGCTCCAGGCCCCGCCGTATCGGGTGGGGAAGGTGTGCTCGATGGTAGGCCGCAGAGGGTGATTGAGACGGGCGCGGCCACGCAACCGGTCAGGGATCGGCCCGCGCTCGCCCTCACAGAGGCTACAGACGCAGCCCTGAACCTGCATTAGGATCTCGATCCGGTTCTGCGTCTCGAAGTTCACGGTATCCTTTCGTGCGAGAAGGGCGGGGCCGCCCCGAAGGACGGCCCCAGTTTGCGGGCAGAGACCTAGATCGAGGTGCGACGCGCCCAGGCGTATTGCCCCGTTGCGGCGCCGCCCGGGGCGTTGAGGGTCCAGCCGGCGGAACCAGAGTCCGACGAAGCCGAGCCCGAAGCCCCGATCTTGATAGTGTCAGTCGAGGCCAGCGCTTCGGATGCCTTGACGAAGCACCAGTTGCGCCCGTTCGAGCCGTTGAGGAGGGTCAACAGCCGGAACGTCGCCGTAGAGCCGACATAGCCGAAATTCACACCGGCTTCCGGAGTGACCGACCAGACTTGAGTGTTGGTTAGAGCAGCCATTGGTCAAATCCCCATTAGTCTTGGAACATCACGCCTTGAAGGAAGGCGTTGCTCAAGGTCATGTTGCCGGCGAACACGATCAGCTTGACCGTGGCGTCCTGATTGATGCTCTGGACAGTATCCAGCGGCACCATGTCCCGTGAGGGATGCGGGCGCCAATGGAGGTAGTCGGTGTTGAGCATGTACATGTGGTTGGCCGGGCAGCCGCCCGCCGACGCCGACGCCGCGACACCCGCAGCCCCCGCCGCGAACCCGTCCATGACCACGTCCGCGCTCATGTACTTAAGCGAGGTGAAGCCGGCCGAGGCCATTTCATCAGAGGTGATCCGCTGAATGGCCTGGAGCGAGTTGAGGTAGAAGTTGTAGTAGTTGGTGTCGGCGACGATCAGATCCGGCTTGTCGATCTGGCGGATCAGCTTGCCGTAGAGGGCGTTCATGTAGCGCTGGATGTTGGTCGACGAAGCCGCCGAGCCGCCATCCGAGGTCGCCTGGTATTTCTGGTTACGCCAGAAGGTCCAGGTGGCGCGATTGATGCCGCCCACGGTGCCGGAAGACGGAGCGTCGGCCACCAGGAGCTGAAGGCCGCCGATCTGCTTGCCCGAGTCCGCGGTGCCGCTGGAGTACATGTCGCCCCAGATGCCGTTCTGCATCGTCTTCTCGGCGTTCTTGATCCGAGACGAGAGCAGGTCGATGATGGCTTCCGGGCCGGTGTTCTGCACCGAGCCTTCCAGGCCCGAGATGGTCACGGCCACAGCGGCCTGCTTCCAGTCGTACTCGGCGGCGGTGAAGACGTCCGAAGGGCTGATGTTCAGCACCTCGTAGCCGGCGTAACGCTGGTAGGTCGCGTTCTCGGCGTAATCCAGTTCCTGCACGATGGTGCGACCGCCATTGGCGGGCTTGACCGTGCCTTTGCGCTTCATCCGGTTGAGCAGGATGTTGTTCTTGCTCATGTTGTCGGCGAGTTTGCCGGTGCGGTTGCGAAGCGTCGTGGTGACGATTTCGGTTAGGTTGGGCGAAGCCATTTAGGGTCCCCTTAGACGCGCCCCTGGACCATTGCGAAGGCCGTCCGGACGTCGTCCTCGATGCTGCTGTTAGGGTCCACCTGACCCCCCTGCTTCGAGAGGCCCGGCGAACCGGTGACGGACAGACCCGCCGGGGTTCCTGACTGGGGCGGAGGCGCAACCGGGGCCGGTTTGGGGGCCATCTCCGCGATGCGGAGGTTGCGGATCTCGGGATTGGCGAAACAGGCCTTGTCGTAAGCGTCGGCCAGGTCGGTCGCGAGGCCGGCTTGGATGAGCTTGCCCATCTCGAC